GCAGCAATCGTTACAGCATCAAGCAAAGTCTCCTCAAACGGTTCAAGGTCACTGATGGAAAGGTTCGTGCGGACAAAGTCAATAGGCTGGTTGCTGAAACCATAAGGATACTGGTAGCTGCTTAGTCCGTACTTTCCCTCGAAGTTCTGTTCAAGAAGGTCCTTAACCTCGTCAGGCTGCATAGCAACGTTACCTGTCTCATCGGAAGACTTGTTGACGATGAAACCGATTGCACCGCGCTTTACATAGATGATGTTACGAGCCTCGTAAACTGCGAGGAGGTTGCTGATAGGCTTCATCTGACTTGCAAGGCGCGATTTGGCATTGAGGAAGTTTCCGCCAATGTTGTCGAACGATATCGCACCGTCACGGTCGTGCCATACCTGCCATGTAGGAACATACAGCTGTCCACCGTTCCATCCGCTCACACGGTATCTCTCGATGAAGTCCTCCTTCTCTGCGATGCCGAACACAGGCATACCTCCGTGCTTCAGCTCTGTCTCAACGTGATCCGTTGGGATAACCCAGTAGTTGGAGCACCAGCGGAACTTGTCAGCATCCTTGAATGTGTCTGCCATTGCCGCACGGACGAAAGCATTTCCAGTTGCAAGTTTCTGGACAAAGAACTGGTACACGAACTCATTCCAGCACTGGAGGCAGTTCGGCTGACTCGTAAGCTGCGCGAACTCCTTGTGTCTCCACTTGATGGCATCCGTCTTGTAGTCTCTCAGCACGAACTTTGCACCGGCAATGCGGCTTGCAATGAAATCAATGGGGAAGAATACTTCAGGAATGCTGCGGAACAGTTCGAGGAAGTTCGCGTCAGCAACCTTCGCATTGATGAAGTCAGACCAGTCAACAGGAGTGAGTGTAATGCGAGTCTGCGATGATGCGTCTGCATCACCGTACTGCGCAACACCGTTCTCGTCGATAGGTGCAGTCACATTCTTCTTCCAAAAGTCGAATAAACCCATGCTTGTCTTAATTTTTGGCAAAAGTACGGAGTATCTTTTTCTTCTCCAAGGTTTTTATATGACCATGAAATCAACATTTGCACAATATACTGCGTAATTAGCTGATTTATAGAACGTTCTTTGTTTCCCTACAATTTCCACAATTTTATTTCCACCGTTTCATGATTTGTAAAACCACTCCTGACAATGCTGCAGAAGCACTCTTGTCATCACTATCCCTGCGGTAGTCCATAAGCGAGTTGACGAATGCTGCATACATCGGATCATCGGAAATCTTTCCATCATCGAAGTACACATTCTCCTTCACATAGTCGCTCGTTGCAGATATCCTCCTGTCATAGTCACTCTCTGACTTCTTAGCACGAAAATCTATTCCGCTGAAATCGTTCCTAAGACTCCTAACGAATGGGAAGTAGCTTTCATCGCATTCAACGACGCACACCTTTCCACGCATACCAAGCAGCGTTCTTATTTCTTCGGTTGATGTGCTTTCAAACTGCGATGCAGAAATGACATGGACGGAATCTCCGTTTCTTGCCACCTCCAGGAAGGAAACCTTTCCGCCGACATTCGGCATGAGATAGGCAATGAAATCCGTGTATTCGTATTCGACGGAAGGATTGAACATACGCAGTGCTCCGTCCTTTGCATAGATATTTCTCTTTCTGCGGTTGCTGAATGATAGGAACTCCTCTCGCCACACATCGCAAACCATGTATCGGAACGTATCAGTGAAGTGTCCGTGCTCCTCGTATGACTGCCCTGTCATCTTGTTCTTGACCTTAGTCTTCAGGATAGACCCATTGGCATCCTTCTGCACTGCAAGGTAGTCCTCTATGGAGGTGTTGCACTTCGGGTCTATCACTATGCTGAGGCCATCTATCGCTCCATCAAATATGGCATTGATGAACTCGCCACCCATCGGTACAGACGGATTGCTGGTCCCTACATTGTCATCGATGTCGTAGAGATCTGACTTCACACTGTCAAGGAACAGGTCAAGGAACGAACGGTTCTGCTCGTCAATCGTGTTGGCAGCACGCGCTGAGGCATCACCGTGCACTATCACCTTCGGACATTCATTGCCAATAGTTTCCTCAAGTCTCTTACGGACAAGCGAACCAGCCCTTCTTGCAGTATTGTTAGGATTCTCGCACGGAATGTCGAACAGCTCACGCACCTGGTTGTCCACGAACTGCCACACAGAGCATGTGATATACGGCAGGACATTGTTATCTACGCTGATATGGAGCGGATATGCAGCATCGTATTCTACATCCTTGCAGTGCATTCCACGGTTGAACGAGCCGAGATATTCACTTCCTGTACGAAGTACCCCCCACTCGCCGAGAGCATACACGTTGTAGTAGTCAGGGTCATATATTCGGTCATGCTCGAAATCTGCGACACACTGCTCATCATAGAAGCCGTACTTTCCGTCAGGAGAACCGACAACCCAGAAGTTGTTGAGGTACGTTGACTGGATGAGTACTGCATCTGAAGGCTTCTTCTCTATCTCACCTGTACGGACGTTGAGCACATCCTTAGGCTCGTTCTCCCTAAGGCTCTTGACCTCTGTAAGCTCTTTCTTGATGCGCTTGCCAGTGGAAGTATTGACGAGTCTCATAGGTACATCGTGCCATTTCTCGACATCGATGAAGTTCCGCTTTATCCAGTGGGTCTCCTTGATCGGGTTGAACGTGCAGATTATCTGCTGGCCAGCCTTACCACGGAGACGCTTTCGCAGCTGCTTGAAGTCCTGCTCATCGAACTCGCTCCACTCCTCCAGGCATATGCGCTTGTAGTTACTGATACCCTTTATCTTTTCAGGATCGTCAAGACCGCTGAAGTCTATCCTCGCACCGTTTGCACATTTGATGGAGTTCATTACGAACGTAAAGTGTGACGATATACCGAGACCTTCAGCAGCGACCTTGAAATCCTCGTAGATTGATTTCTGAATGGACGCACCTACCTTACGCATGACGATTGAGTTCTGGTTGTCTGCAATCGTCGCGATTAGAACGCACTGAGCCACCGAGTACGATTTCGCACTCGATGACCCTCCGTACAGGATGATGAAACGCTTGGTAATATCACCCATGTAGTGCAGAAGCCAGAATCCGTTCGGGTTAAGCCTTTCCGGTACTACCTTCATCCCTCAGTTCCTTTTTCAGTTGTTCAATGTGGTCGTTGAGGTACCATGCAGCCTTCTCGCAGTCCTCAAGTTCCTTTGCCTTAGCGGTCATTCCGTACTCATCCTTTAGGCCTGCCCTCCACAGGTACTTGATAACGCACCCTATGTTGAACGAGTAGTGGCGGATGATGTCTATGCACTCAACACCGCTCGGGTGCTGGTTGTAGTATTTCGGGTGGTTTACTCTGCTCATTGCATATGCGGTTTTCTTATTGTTAGTGAGTATAGCGTATGGTTGCAACCTTCGTCTACAAGATAGTCGTTCTCGAAGTAATGCCGTGCTATGTGCTTCATATACGGAAACGGAAGCATGTTTCCGTCAACAGGCTGCTCCTTGGCGTACACCTGTCCCCTGCCGAAGTATATCTTTATCTTGTTGTTGCTCAAAAGGTACGAGTCAATTCTCAGTATTATGTCCTTACATTCTCTGTTCATTGTTCAAGTTTGATTTATAGAACTCCATGCAGGAGTGAGGCTTGCAGCATTCATACGGATATCCCCACTCTATCTCTTCGAGTTCACACATTCCGTTACGATAGTATGCACATTCCTCGTGTATCTGTTCTATCATGGCATCATGTATTTGTTTCTCTCATCGCAGAACTTAGTGCATTCAAAGTATCTGCATCCGTTTCGCTCAGGGCAGAAACCGCGGTACACACATTCAGTGACCATCGCATCACCGACCTCAGCGTCAATGTCTCTGATTGCAGTCTTGACGAGCTTCCAAAGGTACCGCGTGTTCGGATCTGCCATTCCGCACAGACGCTTTCGTGACATCGTTATCAGAGCCTGTGCATTGATGATCATCTTGTGTGTTACGAGTGCTCCCTGCGGAATCTCTGAGCGAGGAACATCGTTATCTGTGCGGTCATCGCGCTGGCTCTGTACGAAATGCTCTACACCTATCTTGTGACGGACGAGGTGTACGGACACATAGTATGGTATGTCATACATCGTGACTTCGAACATCACCGAACGTATAGGTGAGTGCTCCGCCTTCAGCATCCACCGCTTGAATGACAGTGTCGGTTCCTTTCCGTTGCTGGAATGTCCGCTTGTGCATCGTGCAGCGTCAAGCGCAACGCTCCACTGCGTGAGTTGCTTTGCTTCTACTCTCATAGATCTTCCAATTCTTTTTTAGCTTTAGCGAGATACATCTCCATACCATCTATTCGTTCTTGCATTCTGCACAGAATGTATGATTTTTCCGAATTAAACACGACACCTGTGTTCATACACTCGCATTCTATTTCATCGTATACGATTTTTTCAATCTTGTCTCGCTGTTCCTTGTAGAACTTTATGCTGTATGGACCAAGCTCCAAATCTGCTATTATTGCCTTGAGCTCTATTGCCCTTTCAAGTGTTTCTTTTGTCATATCTTATTCCTCCAACATTATTTTCCTCATATATCACTTCGCTTCTTCTATATCTATCAAATCGCATCCGAGATCATTCATCAGTCCATACAGCGCTTCACAAGCCTTCTGGATATAATGGTTCTTGATGTCCATATCATTCAAAGCCGCACTGTATCCTTCAAGGAACATATTGAAGTCTGTTGCCTTCTCTCCAAGCGCAGATTTGCGTAGGTTGAAAAATTCTATAAGTTGTGTACTATTCATATCTTATTCCTCCTCGTCTGCGCTGTCAAGGAAACCGATAATCATCTCACCTTCGGTGCTGAGGTTTCCAGTAATGTTAACGTTCTTGGTCTCGTCCGGGGCTTCTCCGAGTTGCTTCTCAATGTACTTGATGGCTTCAAGGTTTCCTTCACGGGCAAGTCTGAGCTTTGTCATCGTTAGCATCTCTCCACCGCACAATTCCTCTCCTTCGAGCAATGCGCTGTCCTTTCCCTTGTTGATTTTGTTGTACCATGCACGAAGGTATTCAGCCTGGGTATGACGTAGTTTATTCTTCTCTGCACTCTTCTTCTGTGCCGCCACCGCAGTTTCAGCGTTAAAATACCCTTTTGCTCTGTTTTCCTCAAGTGCCTTTCTTGAATTCGGGTTATCTCCACTTGGCATATCTGTTCCTGTGCTTTAATTGTTATTACTCGAACACCATCCGTATTCCTTCCGCTATGGTCTTGTAGTCAATCGGTGCGGTTGGAAGGTTGGTGTCCACTTCCTGATCATTGTTGTCGAGTTCCTTCTTCTGCTGTGTAGGGCAGATGATGAGGCATGGTCTGTACTTTCGTACCTCATCCGCGAACTCTTTTACCGTTACGGAATATGGAGCAGCGACATTAACGAGAGTGGACCGCTGGGTGTATGCCCACAGCAGGCCTTTGACAGCATCGTCAATGTATGTGAAGCATCGGGTGTTGTTTCCGTTGTTGTACAGTGTCACAGCCTTTGAGACTTGTAGATACCAAAGCAGCGTTCCTTCACGCTGTGACTTTCCGTACACGTTATGGAGCCTTACACCTGTTGCCGTCGGATAGTAGTGCTGTGCTATCTCCTCGTTCATGCGCTTGCTCATTCCGTAGAAAGATGTCGTGTTGTGCGGGTTTGCCGTAGAGCTGGAGGCATATATGAGCCTCGTGAAGTGCTTTCGGCAGGCCTTGCACACTATGATGAATGTCTCCACGTTGTCGTAGAGTATTGCATCGTAGTCAGTGTTCCAGACAGATGTCTGTGCTGCAAGGTGGAATACCGCGTCATACCGTTCATGCTCCAGCAGTTCCGGAACATCCCGTGCGGCATCTCCTCCAGACTTTCGGTCAATGACTGTAACTTCAACTCCATACTTTCTCAACTCACTTACGATGGCGGTTCCAACGAAACCCTCACCCCCTGTTACAATCACCTTCTCCATGTCTATCCCTTGTATTTGTAGACCTCTGCTATCTCTGTCTTTGCGACTCCTGCAATGATGTAGTCAATGACTGCCTTTGCGAATGTTGCTTTCAGTCTGGCAACAGCATCATCGAAGTCCTTTGCCTGGATCAGCGAGACGAATGCCGTGAACTTCTCCACACCTGTCTTCTCGTCGATGGTGGAGAACATCGTCTTGCATCGGTAGAATGTATCCGCTCCGAGAGTGTCGGTGGTTACTACCTCGCTGTACTTACGCTTTGCGATGTCTACTGAGAATTCTCCGCTGATGAACGGTGCCATCTCTTCAGTGATGCGTTTCTCTGCCTCAGTGTAGGATACTGCGTCGATGAGGAACTTCTCGCAGGCTTTCTTAATTGTGCCATCTCCGTGCATCTTGTCATAGCGGACGGTGGCATCGAACCAATAGGTCTTTTCCATAATTGTTGTGATTTGATTGTAAACGCACTCAGGGGAGGAGGTGTATTCCCCTCGCCCGTCGTGCTTGTTGTTATTTCATTGCAAAGATACAAAGTATATTTTTCTTCTCCAAATGTTTCAGCATACTATTTAAGACGGTCAACATCGAGCATCTCGTCATACATGCCGTTCATCTGCGACTTCATACGCATGATTGCACGCTTCACCATCGGTACGCGGTTCTCCGGATCATCCCCCACCCTGTCTATAACGAGCAGTATGATGTCCTTCAGCCAGTCGGCATCGTCAAGGGCAGCATCACCGAAATGCCTCTCCTCTGCTGTCATGATGTCGCGGAGGCGGTATCTTGTGGTCTCACGCACCTTTGACATTCGTGCCTTCAGTGTGTTAAGGAAATGCCTGGTCTCCTCGTCGACCTTGATTGATGCCTGTGAGAGGTTCATTACTGCCTGCTGGCACAGCATGTCAAGTACTTCAAGTAGTGTGTCGGATACGCATGAGCAGTAGAACGACTTGAATATCTCCTTGTGCGCAGAGTACGCATTCTTCAGAGCCTCCCATGAGCGGATGCCGCAGTAGTCGTTGGCTATGTCGTAGTTCAATGAACGAGCAGGAGCCTCTGCTGCAATTTCTTCCTTCGTCTTTCCGTTGAGCTTAGCGTCAAGCATGTCGAACATCTCTGCAGCCTCCTTGAATTCCTCGCTGCTTAGCTTGTCACCTACGAGTCCTGCCATCATAACACGGACGAACTTGGCTCGCTCGGAACCCTGGTAGTGCATCACGTCTGCAGCCTGTTCGCATATGAGGCGTAGGTCGAAGTCGTTCATCACTGGAGGAAGGTGCTTCAGTCCATTGTTTATCACATGGTGGCCTCCTTTTCCGTCACGGTATACGGTGACCTTGCTTCCGATGTTCTTCTTATTCTTCCCCATAGCTCAGACCGCTCTTGTTCTTCACATAGTATTCCGCAGTGTCACGGTAGCGCTTGATCGCGTTCATCACGTCGCTGATTGATGCGGATAGAGGTAGTGTGTCTATTGCAACTCCGTGGCATGTTATGCGGATGCAGTCGCTGTTGATGCGGAAGTCGAATGCGTTTCTGACCTCGTTGAGACAAGCCTTGATGTTGTTCTCACGGAAATGATTCCTGATTGCTTCAATTATTTTCATATGGTTTATGGTTAGATTGTTACTGTAGGGAAGTCTGGAGCATCGATGTATATACTTCTCAGTGACGGATTCATCTGCAGACGGTAAGCATTGTTCGTGGCTTCTATGAATGCGTTGAGCTTCCGTCCGCTCCATATCTCCTTTCCCTTGTTTTTGCATGCACATGGGAAGATGTTGCACTTTCTTGTCTTGTAGTCCGAGTAGATGTCGAACTGGCCGTACAGTATCGCCCATGAGCTTCCCTCCTGCCAGCAGATGGTGAGTACACCGACACCGGGGTTCTCTGCCATCAGCTTCTCGCAGTGGGCCTTCAGTTTCATTATGTCTTCCTTCGTCATCGGTTGTCTCCGTTTCCGTCGATTACGTTTCGCTGTTTTCTCGATGCGAGTTTATCAAGGTTCTGCTGGCATACGTCTTCAAGCTTCCAACCCATGACGCTACAAAGACCCGATATTTGCCACATTATGTCGCCCGCCTCCTTTTTCAACTCATCGTCAAATACCCACATTTCTTCGTCGTCTTCAAACCCATCGTATTTGATGTTTGATTTGAGTTTGAACAAATCGTCTCCGATTTTCACTTTTCCCTTGCGCAAAGCCTTTGCTACCTTGCTTGAAAACTCACCTACCTCTCCTACGAGGTTCAGCATCATGTAAGAGAAATTGTTGCTTGAAGGCATGCACGTTGACATTGCCTTTTTCTGGTATTCGTTCAGTTCCATTTGTGTAGTGTTTTAGTTATTCTTGTAGCACTGGCGCAGTACGCAGTGGCCGTTCCAGTTGCGCATGCACCAAGTGCGGTTGCATTCGTGTTTAGGAAAATTTACCTTCCGCCGCGTCAAACCGGCAAATGACGCTTCCATCCTTACCAATGACATTGTAGCACTGCGCACCTTCGTATTTTGCGCGATAGATTTTCCATCCGTTGATGAGTTTATCATTGAAGCATGCATGCTTTGCCTTGACGTTCCACCCTGCATTTCCTCCGATGTACTTGGAGAGGTTTGAAAGTTCATCTTCATAGTGGTACTCAAGAAATATTCTTCCTGGTTCACGCGAGTCCTCACACTCTCTGCATATGATGTACCCTGCTCCTTTGCAGATGTCTGCGTTGAGGTTTGGGTTCCCTGGCTTTCCCTTGCTATTACTGACAGGCTGTGATGCGATCTGCTTGCGAAAGTCATCGACCTTGGCCTCGAGCTGCGCGATGTAGTTGTCCTTTGCTTCGATGTCAGCCTCGAGTTCTGCAATTTCCGTTGTAGCATCACCTACGGCCTTGCTTCCGAAATCGTCTAGCTGTGCGATACGTTCATTCGCAGCATCCAGTTCGTTGGTAAGCTCAGTGATGCGGTCAGCCTTACGGCCAAGTTCCTCGTTGAGCATGAGGATGGTCTCGCTCTCCTTATTGATGAGTGCCCTGTTCTGCTCTTCAAGTTCTTCACATCTCTTAGAAATAGTGATGTTGTCCCTCTTCAGCTGTTCAACAAGGTTGCCTGTCTTTGGAACCTCAAGGTTCTCGTAGTGGCGGAGGTCTTCCTTCAGCTGGTTGATAGTGATTGTCTTTTCCTCTAGACGGTCGAGGAGGATGGTGATTGTTTTTTCCATTTTTCTCAGCATTGATGGGAGGCTTTTACACCTCCCTTGGTTATTATTATTGTTCGTTAGTTTTGAGTGCGTTGATTTTGTCCCGAAGGGCCTTTATGTCATCGCTGTACTTGTCTCTCGCTTCATCGATGAATTCAAGTGCGTCAGGATACATCGCCTTGACGATCATCTCAGGCACCATACGCTTTGTTGAGTTCTTCAAGTCCCACTTGTTTGCGAAATGGTGCTTCATGTAGAGTCGGCACAGGAGGTCCTTGTAGTTGAGTATCTTCGCCCCAAGTCCGATGATTGTGGTAACCTTGTCTGTGTATGTTGCCTCATGAGGAACATTTCCTGTCACCTCCGAATAGATTGTGTCGCATCCGAACTCTACTGCCAGTGATGTATAGAATGCAATCTCCTCAGCATTGGAGAGCATCTCGGCATCCTCGAAGTCAATCGCATCTCCAGCATCGATGATTTCATCGGCTATCGCAGAATTTGTTTTGTCATACAGGTCGTTAATCTTGCGGTTGAGCTCACCGATCGCCTTGCAGTCCTCGTTCTCCTTCTTCCTGACGTTGAATGCAACAGCCTTGACCTTGAGGTCGCACCATCCGTCAAGTGTGATGCAGACAATGTACTCGCGGTTCTCAACACCTTCAGTAACACGTTCATCGTCCACGTTGTACCAGCATCGGTATGAGAGGATATCCCCGAACTTTCCGATACGATAGTCAGTCTCTTCCCGAAGTCGGTTGAATATACGGTCTCTCACTTCCTTCATGTTCGGGTTGCAGTCACCCTCAGTGTAGATGAGATACTTTCCGCAGAACACATCGTCATTGACCTTTGCAATCTTTTCTCCGTAGTCGAGTATCTGCTGTAAGAGCGCCTCTTCCTTCTTTCTCTCGAAGCACTTGTCGTTAGTACATCGCGCATCATCCTCACTGGCGTTCATCTCGTAGAACAGACATCCGTGGTTGCAGGTGTTGTTCGGGCAGTTTCTGCAAGTACACTGGAAACCATTGTACTCGCGGTCAACGTCGATAGGAGATGTTGCCAGCTTGTTCTGCATGTTTGCAATTTCACGCTTTACTGCACTCGTGCTTAGTCCTTCTTCGGGCATGTCGTCGATAAGGTCCTCCTGGCTCTCTGCGTCAAGTCTGCATACAAGCATTGCACCGGCTATTGTAAGACGTTCATCGCGCAGTGCCTTTGCTGCCTTCGGTACAAGTGCCGACAGCTTGATGCGGTCGTTGATGTATCGTTCGCTCTTTCCAAATCGTGCAGCGATGTCCTCAGCCTTCTGTCCTCGCTTTACCAGCTCTCCGAAAGCGAAGGCTTCCTCTATAGGGTCAACATCCTTTCGCTGGAGGTTCTCGGTAATCATGGCATCGTAGGCATCCTCGTCACTCATCTCGCGGACTATGCAAGGAATGTTGGTAACTGCATCGTTCTTTGATGCGATGAGGCTGTATGCACGGAAACGGCGCTCACCGCATACGATTTCGTACTTGAACGGTGTCGAGAATACATTACCTCCGTCATCGATGAAGTCATCCCAGTCTATGGGACGGACGGTTATCGGCTGCAGGAGTCCCTGGGTGCTGATATTGTCAGCTAGTTCCTGGATGGCAGACTCATCGAAAGTCTTGCGAGGATTCATTGAACTTGGCGAGATCGCCGTAAGTGGCAGGTTTTGTACTTCCATTGTTTTGTTGTTATAGGTTAGACTTGTATTTGATACTGCTAATTTCTTCATTATTGTCGATAGGCACAAACAGAAACTTCACCATTTATCATCAATGTACATTTAGCATTCGTTTTTAACATTATCTGCATTCAGTTGCTCGTTGCCGTTGTCATTTACATCGTCGTTCCAGTGTTCCTCGCAGTAATCAGGGAAATCATCTGAGATACTCATATCATTGCACCACCGGTAGTACAGTTTCTTGATTTTGTGCATAAGCAGTATTGTGGCATCGTTGCGAAGCTCAGAGCGTGTCTGAATGTACTGTCGTACTCTGATTATATCGAGCGTGATGGCTGCCATCAGCGCTACGGTAAGAAGCATCTCGGTCATAGCAGTTCCTCCTCAAGCAGTGATACCAGTCTCTTCATGTTGTAGAGCAGGTTGAATCCTTCCGAGTTGAACTGAAGGTCACCGTGCGTATAGACCATCCCGTCCTGGATGGATAGGTCGGTGTGAGGATACTTCCCACGGAAGAACTCAACCGTCTGCGCGAAAATCTCACGCGCTGTCATTTCCTTGTTTTCCATTGTTGAAAATTTTATTGTTTGTGTATGTTAGTCTACAAGATCGTCGAACAGTCCAGGTTCTCGTGGAGTGAGTGACACGAACTCATCCCTGAAGAACTGCTCCTTCGTGCGTCCCATCTTCTTTCCCTTCCGAGTGTGTACATCGAACGTATACTCAGGGATAGGTATAGGATTGTTCCGGACATCGTCTAACCAGTGCTGGACATCAACCATCTCACGGTCATATATGAAGTTCTGCAGATGGTCGGCATCCCGGCTCTTTCGTACTGAGCAGAGGAGAAGCACAGCCTTGCTGACGAAGATCCTTCCCTTAGGCTTGTCAGCACCCTTGTTCACAAGCTCGTGCCCCTGCCAGAGAGCCTCGATTTCCGATGTTATCAGTCCGTAGCAGTCTTCTGCGCTGATGGTGTAGAGTCTCTTCCACACATAGTCGCGGTAACCGCTTTCCCATAGTTCAAGTGCGAAGTAGCCTGCAACGGCTGCATCTGCACGACGGATGGCCTTCTGCATTGCTGAGGCCACCTCAAAGAAGTCATAGTGACGAATAGTTCTGATAATCATAGCTGAGAGTTGTTAGTTGCTGCAAAGTTCTTAATTTGCGACAATAGACACAAACGGATTGAACACCATTTTTTCACCTTAACTTTTGTTCAATAAAAAGTGTCAATACCTGAACTTCACGCTGATGTTGCTCTGTACCTTTGACTGCGTCTTGTCCTTTCCGTTTGTGCCGGGCTTCTTAATCTGGATGGAGTCTCCGAAGTGCTTCTTGATGATTAGCATGGACCGCTTCTCCTCCTCCTGGTTACGGATTGTCGCAAGACCACCGCTGCTGACAAACGTGCCTTTCTGCGAGAAAGAGTAACGGAGGTCTGTGAGAACCTTGCGCTCCTTGTACTTCGCGAAGCAGCTTATCCAAAAGTCCTCCTTCAGCTTCAAATCCTCGTTCCACCATGTAACGCCTTCCTTGTACCGTACACCATACGAGCATCCGGTTATCATGCTGTTGAGGCTGTACCATCTGTCCTCCTCGTACATCAGAGGTGTCGTTCTGGATGTGAAGCCGTACACATGAATGTCGAGAAGTTCAGCGAGTTCGTGCAACTCAGTAATTATGCGAGTGATTTCTGCAGGATCCTTCAGTACCGCGCTCTCGCCCTTCTCAACGAACAGCTTCTTTCCTCCAGTGACATCATCGTCGAACATGAAGATGTCTCCGAAATGCCTGGCCATCCAGTTGCGTTTAGGAATAAGTCCAATGACATCATCGGGGTGGCATACTATCTCGCAGTCTGGGTTGAAGTGCTCGTACTGCTCACGCTGGCTCTCTGCGACGCAGATGATTGGGTCGATGACAAGTTTCTTTGAAAGAACGCGGTCAGCTCTCTTGTGGCTCGGTATAACAAATCGCATGGCGTACGTCTTCGATTGATACAACATTGCTCTTCATCAGCTTTCCGGTCTTGTATGACTGCATCTTCTGCATTCCGAGCGTTTCCCTCAGCCAGTTCGCGTCAACCTCGTGACTGCTCACGATGATGAACAACTCGTACTTCTCGTCAAACTTCGGTATGAGAGGATAGACGGCATTGTCATCAGTGATTGCCTTCATACGTTCCTCGAAAGGGTCCTTGACCTTTTCCTCTGCGAACTCGAAGCCCCATCCTGCAAGTTCCTCCTTGCTCCATTCGTTGAGAAGAATGTCCATGTCGTTTTCACCGAACGACACATTGTCCTTTGAAGCGTATTCTCGCAGCTTTTCGGGCGCCGTATCAGCGTCAAGCACCTTGCATGGTAATTCCGTAAGGCCGACCTCCTTTGAGGCCCTCAGACGCAGGTTTCCGCAAATAACAACATACTTATCGTCATGCGGTACTACGATAAGTTCTCTCAACTCAAGCATCTCAGGACAATCCTTGATGCTCTTCTTCATTGCTTCAAACCGCTTGTCGCGGAAGAAACGAGGATTCTTAGGCAAACCCTCAATCTGCCCGTTGTTGTACTCAAGGGCAGAAACCTTCAAGGTCTTTATCATGACTGTTTCCGTTTTGGAAACAACCACTACTTTCTGGAGTCCTCCTTCTCCATGTCGCACAATACTCGGTCAAGCAACAAGTCAATCTTGCTCACACCAAGTACGGTGAGGCACGATAGGCACGCGATGATCACCTTTGCTACTGCATATGCAAGCGGTGAGAAGTTAGTTAGTTCCGATTCCTGGTCGTGAGACTTCAGCTCTCCGTCCCTGTCGAAACCCTCCTTCCTCCATGCTGCTGATATGCGGTAGAAGGATATCCTCGGAGTGACATCCCTTGCATCGAGCCTGCTTTTCTGCCGTGCATCGAAGCATCTCTTTGCTATTTTTGACATGGATAGGTAAACTGCCATAAATTAGTGAGACCTGTTGGTTGTTTCAAGTTAGTAAATATCCCAGCTCACAGGCTTGGGTCTTTCATGTATCGTCAGGAAGCCGTTAGCGACACAAGTTCTCTTTATGTCCTCTATCGCCTCCTCGCTCAAGTCAGCCCATGTATATCCGTTTACGGTCATCTTCATCGGAATTCCGTAGTAATGGGATATACGTTGGCGAAGATCATCGCTGAACGCCTTGTTCAGCCATCGTATGCATATTGTCATCGAATAACTCTTTTAACACTTCATCGAGCGTCTGCAGTCCCCTGCGTCTGCTCCACCACTCTTCTTCATCAGAATGGCATATTATCATTGACTTCCTTTCCATTCTCATCCTTTGCTGCAGGCTTTTTTGAAGCCTCGAAAACCTTTCCGTATTCAATTGTACGCTTGTCCTCGATGAAGAGTGTACGGTCTCCAACGAAGTCGCAGATGAAGTTACCGACCTCTCCGTTTCGCTTCTTCTCGATAAGTATCAGCGCCTTTCCCTTTGTTCCTATATTCTCGTTCGGATGAGGGAAACTCTCGTTTGGATAGCGCTTCTCTGGTCTGTAAAGTAGGATTACATCATCTGCAGCCTCCGCGATACCACCTGATCCCTTCAGCTGGTTGATGCTCGGAAGGTGGCTGTCCTTGTTCTCGTTGTTACGGCTCATCTGCGATATCGCGATTATCCATATACCGAGTTCCTTGGCAATGTTCTTCAGGTCCCTGGCAATGTCGTTCAGCTTTCCTGCCTCGCTCTGCCGTGAGGACGGGTCAGTCTTGATGAGGCCGATGTAGTCAATGATGGCTCCGTGGATGTCGTGCTTAGCCTTCATCGTTCGGATGCCTATCAGTATGTTCTTGATGTTGTTCTGGCTGCGGTCAAACAGGAATATGTTGTCGGTATGTGATTTGTTGACAGCCTTCCCTATATGTCGCATTTCCCAGTCGTTAAGCTCTGTCGGCTTGTACAGCATCTTTGAACTGCGGATATCCTCTGCGAGTGATATGAACCTCGATGCCATCTGCTCAACTGACATTTCCATTGAGTAGTAGCATATACGGCTTCCGCTGTTCGCTGCATTGAGAGCAATCGAGTTTGCGAAAGAAGTATTGTGAGTCATTATGTAACCACCGATTACGAACAATGCTCTCGGATGTGATACTCTGATACACTGGCATTCTTCATCACCGATGTACTCAACTGAACGGATGCAGTTCTTTACACGTTTCCTTGACACAAGTCTTTCAGCCTTTCGTGGAAGCGTTGCAACCTCAGACTCATTCTCACCTGAAATAGTAACCCTGTAATGATCATCGAATACCTTTCCGTTGAATTCCGTATGGTGAGGAAGCACTGAGGCCTTCATTCCGAGAGAATACGCAAGCCTTGCGACATCTTCAGCGAGTCTCTTTGATACACTGCTGTATACTATTGCACCAGTCTTTGATACTTCTCCATCAGTATCAATAAGTCCGTTCATCAATTCCATTCTCTGCTCGTAGCAGCAGTAGAAGTACTCTTCAGGAATGAACTTATCGTGAGATTTGCATCCGTACAATCCAAGTCTCTTTATCTCATTCAGGTATAAGTTATCATCGCTGTGACCAGTGTAGCCATTTGTTATTCTATACGTTGTCACACGATTTTTTGAATATGTTGATGATATAGGCATATCACACAGAGACCTTACCTTGCTGATTACGAATTCATCCGGAGCGACAAAAGCAACTCCTTTTGTCAAGCATCCGTCACCGATAAGTACACCGAGTACATACGGATGGATTACGAACTTCTTTCTATCTCCGTACTTACCTGAAAACATCGGTACATACATTCTGTTGTGGAATGCAACGTGGTTATCCTGCATTTCCTTTATCTGAGTAGTAGTAAGCACTCTGTTTCCAGACTTGAATACCGATGATCCTATTTCCCAAAGATGGTCACCGCTGCAATATGACTTTCTTCCATCAGAGAATGTTATGCAGTACATAGGCTTCAATCCTTGAGGATATACACCTAACACCTTGCTTTCCTCTCCGTCTATGGAGCATACATAGTCACCGACTTTTATGTCCTTGTTAGGAACCCATCCATTTGGAGTAAGTATTGGCTCATCCATTCTAAGTGCTTTTCCGAATGAGGTCTCACCGGCAATGATGATAAGATCTGTAGGATGCAGACCACCGAAATTGTCGAAGAACGAGAATCCTGTCATCGTTCCTTCACCGTCATTTCTCTCTGAACGCATACGGTTTATCTTTGCGATGAATTCATACTGAGCATCCTTGAGGTTCAGTATACCGCTGTCACCGGTTTCCATGAACGTGTCCATCTTTCTCTTCATCGAGTCTATCATTCCGTCAATGCTCTCGACAATAGGCTCGCTTCCGAACTGCACGCACTTGAGTCCGAACTGGACCATCCTTCTCTGGAGCATTAGCGTTCTCAGGAGGTCTGCAGACTCGAATATGTGGTTGTGGAGAGCGTTGCCTGCAATGTCTGCAATTACGACAGGCTTCAGTTCATCACCTCCGTGCTCGATGCCGTACATCGTCAGCGCCATGAGGTCGTATGGCTTTCCTTCATGCTCAAGCCTTTCGATTACGTCCCACACCTTTCGGTTCTCGGCATCGTAGAAGCATTCTGCTGATATGAGGTCGCGGATCTGCGGCAGTATGTTTGGGTCAGTAATGATGGCACCGAGCATCTGCCGTTCAAGTTTCCTGTCGCTGCGCGCCGCCACATTATGATTATCTTGTTCCATTGTGTATAGGTTTGACTGTTATTTCTTCCACTGGTCGTTGTTCTTCGACCATGTGACAAGCCTTCTCGGAGTTTCCCAGGTTCTGCAGAGTTCGAACTTCATCTTTGTGTGTGACTTGTTCATCTCCGTCCAGTAGTTGTAGAATTCTCGTATCATAACCTTTCCGTAAGTATCAACGAACGGTATCAGGCTGTTGTAGAATTCATTCCTGCGCTTGTCAAGTTCCCTTTCTTTCTCCTCCTGGGATTTTGTTTTGGTCCCCTTAGGGGATGCTACATCTTTAGATGTAGTAGGGGTATAATATTCTTTTTCTTTATTTATATTATTTGTTTGTGTATCAACATTGGTATCACAATCGGTATCAACATTGGTATCACTATTGGTATCTGTTTTGATACCGATGTTTTGTAACATCCAAGGAGACTGATACTTGTCATAGTTTATTATTGTTATAAACGTCTGTTTTCGTATTGTCTCTCGATGTATCATTTTTTCTCTCTCAAGCAGTTTAAGAAACTTTACTATTGTGTTCCTATTCTTGCAACCAAACGCCTCCATCAAAAATGAAATTGACGCTCTCATTTGCCCTCTCTTGATAACTGTAGGAGTAAACCCTACTATTATTTTGCTATCTTCATAGTTAGCAAGAAAAAGCAATTTGCACCACCACTTGAAATAGTTTCCATTATCATAAATCCAATGGTCAAAGATTTCCCTGTGCAATAGTATGTATCCTTCCATTGTTGAGTTGTCGCTGTGTATTGTCATTCGCTGAAATCCTCACATAGACGCCAGTGGACTCTCAGCGCATCTTTCTTCCACTGTGCCTTTTCTTCATCACCGACACCGAAATACTCAGCAATGATGTCGATGAACTGCATAAGTCCGTAGCAGTATGAGTGGTAGTATCCGAGTTCCTTGAACCACTTCGCATATTCCTTCTGCTCCTTGCTCGGAACACCAGCAGACCGCCTTTCACTATGACCGAACCAGTCCTTCTCAGACTTGTAGGCAGGTCGCTTCATCTCTACGAACAGACCGTGGTACTTTCCTTTAGGAAATGCGAGGTGCAGGTCTGGAACTCCTTTCAGTGCTCCGTCCCTCTTCATCTTCATTCCCTCCCTGGCAGTACGGTTGCCACCGTTAGGAATGGCATACAGCGCATGGATCATCATCCGCTTCCATTCCTCATCCTTTTCGAGGTTTCCGATGTACCAGCGCCACCAATGTACACAGGTGTGCTGAATCTGCCCCTCGTCCATTCTGAGACCTTCCTTTTCAAGTAATTCCTTCTCTGTCATTCGTGCTGGTAATTCTTATATGTCTGATAAAACTGTTCGTAGTATCGGTCTTCCGGTGTCGGTAGCGATATTCCGAACTCCGAAGCTGCATCAGCCTGAACCTTATTCAAGAACAAAGTGAACTCATCCTTGTCGAGTGCCGATGTCTTGCCAGGAGAGAAGAACGTGCACTTCCCTACCACCATCTTCTGCGGTATGAACTTGCAGCAATAGTAGTCATGGACTTGCTGTCGCTCACTTCCAGTCTCCTGAGCTATGCATTCGAACCACATCCACATCAGTGCGTTCTGGCTTGATGATCTTCTCTCGCTGTGACGCTTGATGATGATGTCGTATGTTCCGTTGCTTAGCATTGAGATGGCTCCGTTGAGGCTCTCGCTGAATGATATGTTCGTTCCGTTCTTGACTAAGGTTAGACTTTTCATGATGCTACTTGTTTACTGGTGGAACTGTCCCTGGAACATCTGCGTCGGGTCTGGGAAAGCCTGCTGAGGCTGAGGTGCTGCAGTAGGCTGCGGCTGATATGCGGGCTGAGGCTGCCAGTTTCCATTTGATGCGCTTGCGTTTTGTGGATTTCTGCGCTGCCATTCGCTCCAAAGGTCCACTCCGTTTCTGATTACGTTCCATACTCGATTGCTTGCGTCGAGGACAACGCGCTGCTGGTTGTTCTTGTCGGTGTACGTACGAGTGATCGCAGAGGTACTGAACTGCACCGTTACCACATCACCTACACGAAGTCCGAATGCCTGTATTTTGTCAACACCGAACACCTCAACACCGATAGTGTCGTGATACTTCTTACTCTGGTCGTTGTCTTCGAGGATGAATTCCTGCTTTGCCCATTGGTTGCCAGCCTTGCTTGTGCCAGACTGCATAGGAAGGGCTTCCTTGATTACTCCTGTAAATTCCATTTTAAGTGTGAGTTATATTATTTAATTGATTATTGCCAAAGCATTCTTTAGAAGTCCTTTGAGACGTTCCAATTCGTGCGTTTGTCTAATGAATGAATCCGTTACTGCTTCCGCCTG